ATGTTAGCACCGAACATACCCGGTTTATCGCTAAGTATCCCGAGCGCGTTGGAAGAAATCTTACCGCCAATACCAGCCATACCGGCCATGCCTGCACCACCGAAGGCACCGAGACCGGCCATGAGGCCCTTCTTCAAACTACCAGTGCGTGCGAACTGACCTGCGCCTACGATACCAGCAGCAAGAGGAGCACCAACGCCAGTAGCCGCTAGGGCCGCGCCAAGAATAGTTGGAAGGAGTTTGCCGAGCCAGCCAGCTTCGGGAAGGCCAGTATGGGGATTGATGGTGAGAGAGCCACCTGTGGCCATAGCCAGACCTTGGAGGCTGTTAACCTCACCCGGTGTCATGTGGACGAGCATGGAGTCGTCGCCACGACCAAAACTCTGGAGTTGCTCCGCCATCGGGTTAGCAAGAACCGAGAGACCGCCCTGCGAAGGTAGACCGCCAGACATGCCCGGAATCTGCTGCCCAAGCATGGGAGGGTTACCAACTGGGGGTCGCCCAGTGTTCATTTCTGCGTATGTTGGCGGAGCAGCCTGCATGTCCATCGCGATATCCTACCTTATACCTACGCCTATAGCGTTAATTCGTCTGAAACTAAAGCCCTTACACATATCAAACTGCCTTCGACACAAAGAACGCCTCGACAATAGCCGAAGGCGTAGCCGGAATGGCTGGCGTCACACCTGCCGAGTAAGCCACAGCAGGAAGATGTTCCATAACCACGCTTGTGCTGCTTGTTGCCCACATAACTTCAACCCAAACATCCGCTGCCTCTGCGTATCCACTGAAAGGTGTAACCGCGATAAGGTAAGCAGGGTCACCCGAGGATTTGCGTGGTGGTATCGTAAACTTACTGTTCGAGTTGGCTACATCAGTGGTTGTCGTGCCGTTGTTGTACCGGAACCAGACGTTTACTTCTTGAGTGTCGTTCGTCGTGTTCTTAAATGCTAAGCTGTATATCAGCATATAGATGCCGGGAGCGGCGAAGGTGATCTGCGTGTTGTTTACACCTGTGATGGATATACCATCCGTGAAGCTTGTCTCTTCCAACCTCACTGCGTACGCCTGATCTATAGCTGCTGCTGACTGGTCAACCAAACTAAAGAACTGGTTATGTGGGAACGTCAGACCGATGCCGCTACCATAAAAGAAGTTGGCTGTGTACGTCTCAGCATTATTGCCCGCACGGGAGTCAAGCTGCGAGAAATATGTTTCCAGCACGCGGATAACCTGCCGCATATATTGCGCATCGTACTCCGATGGAGGGTTAGGTAGCGGCGCGGCTCTAAACTTATCGAGGGCCATTAGCGACGTCCATCCTGCCTAGCATCGAGGCGGGGTGCGCCAAGCTGCCATTGGACACCAAGGGTCTCGGAGCGTACTTTAAGCGCCATCTGGCGGGCACGTGCACGAACAAAAACCTGATCGGTGTACTGGTTTACCGATGTTTCTATTACACGTTGGGTATCTGCAGGGTCCATGGAAACTGGGGCACCGGGGAAGTTGCGTGGGCGGATAGTCAGCGTCACTTCGGGAGATGCAGTAGTAGAACCATCAAACCCAATATCCGGCAGTATACGCCGAGTCAGCATGAAGTTGTCGCCGTCATCAAGGTCAAAGTCAGACGACTGGATGTAGCTATCCATCGGTAGCACATCATCGTCGATACCATCCTCATGGTTATAGAGGTAGCCCGGACCAGTGGTGACGGTGTTACCATCCACGGTAATCGCCGTGTTCGCCGCTTGTGGGTTCTGCCGCAGCGGGGTATCGAGCCACGCTGTCCGGTCTAAAGTGCCGTAGTACCAGATGCGCTCAAGGTGGTTATAAACCACATAGGCGTTGTTGTAGCTGCTGTCGGCAGTCGGGTAGAACCACCAGATTTCGTTCCACTGCTCGTTGGTGCCACAGATGATCTGCTCGGCCTGATCGAAGTTGATGTTATTGAATACGTGGTTGCGCAAGGTGCAAGGTAGCGTCTCGACGCGACCGGTATAGGCATAGAACTTGTCCTGCCCCATCCAGTAGGTGATGTTGGCTGCTGAAGCTACTGCACGCGGCGAAGCAATCGAGATGTTGTCCGCATATTCCTGTAGCCCGAAGACATCAATCGTCCCAAGGAACTGGAGCGTATACAGGTTGGTGTCAGTCCAGACCAAGATTTCCTGCCGAGTAGGCAGTGCCCGCACGATGCGCGAACCACGTGAAATACGAAGGTCCCCAGCCGTATTCAGTGCCGAGGGCGTCCAATCGCCGGGAGAGTCCTGACTAGCCCAACGGATCAACATCGGGTCAAAATCTAACGGGTCGGTCGAACCAAAAGGAACCGCGCCAAAAGCAAGAAGATGACGGTCCTGCTGAGACACCAATAGCTGCATAATTTTAACTGGCACGGCGCTAGACGCAAATCCTTCGCTGGTAGCAAAGTCTTCCAGTGTGATAGCATGCGCAGCCAAAGAGACCGCCGGATCGTCAACCGACCCACGAACCCACCAGTAGCCGGGACCGTTACGGATATTCATCGCAAGGTCGTTGTCAAAGTTGTCGAACCACCAGTCGCGTTGGAAAAGTTTAACGCCGCCCGTAGTGGCACCCAAACCCCACGAACCCCGGCTCCACGGGCCAGCGCCCCAGCCCAAGCCGGTAATAGAGATGGCGTTACCCGGTTCGATTTCGACCTGCACCGTGTAGCCTGCGCCGCTGACTGAAGTGGTCGAGGAGGCAGGTGTGAGTGTGGTAAATGTAAAGCTGTTGGCCCCCGTCTTAGTGATGGTATGGACGCCATTAAGTTCAGTAATAGGGATGCCGCCAAGAGGCGACGCAAAGCCAGCAATCTGGACGGGTTCGCCTGTCTCCAACCATGCGGGAAGCGCGGTCGTCGTGGTCACCGTGACGGTCGTGGAGGTGTTGGTTACCGCAAAAGTGTTCGACCCCACAAGCGCGTCAGCAAAGGGAGTGATGTCGTAGAAGTAGCCGCCAGTCTCGATGTAGACTTTATCATCGGTACCGAGCGCCAGAAAGTCATCACTAAACGTGGTGATCCAGTTCCACATCTGACGGCACACACCATCAAATGCAGTAGGGGTAGCTTTTATCCAGCCGCCAACCTTTTCGGGATAACCCGACCGAAACCTGATCTTGTCGCACTCGTACCAACCGCCCTCGTTAGAGTAGTCGGTCTGGTCGCGGTTTACACCGGGTTTAAACTGGAGTTTGATGAAAGCCATTATCGCGTATCCAACCAAGTAAGAGTTACGGTAATGTCGGTGAAAGCCGTAGTAGTCGCGCTATCCGTAACGGTCACGCGCCACGTTGATACGCCTTCTGTCCCATCAAACACAATCGCAGTCCACGAAGGGTCCTGAGCCGTAGACGAAGAAACATTCGGGGTGGTACCACTTTCGGTACTGATATTTGTCCACGCATAGGTATACGGCCCGACGCCTCCAGATGGCGTCGTGTTCGGGCTTGTTGAAGTAGTAACAAACCCAGAATTACTGGGGCCGCTGTCAAAACCAGATACGCTATCAGCAGTAACCGAAAGTGGTGGGATGTTGCTCGTGCCGTAAAAGTTATTAATACTAATCGCGCCAGACGTGGGCACAGCGCCATTAGTGCCAGTTGTGCCCGGAGGCACCAGACCACCGCCAGCATAATACTCACTCAACGAGATAGGGTTTGAGCCGCCAAACTCGGTCTGAATGTTTGATAAGGAAAGTGGGCCGCTGGTCGGTAGGGTCATTAGATGCTCGTGTCGTTGCCAGTGACATCGCCCCGGAAGATTGCATTACCTGAGCTATCAATCCGACAGATGTTGGTCGCACCGTTTTTGATATAGATATAACCGCCCGACTCCACGATGGAGAAATTGGTCGTAACGAGGTTTGTCGCATTGGTCGCGGTGCCCACAGTCAGGCCGGATGCAGTCCCAGTCAGGCTCGTACCCGCACCAGCGAATGTAGTAGCAGTAACCGTGCCATTGACTTGGAGGGCCGTTGCCGGTGTTGTGGTACCGATTCCGACACGACCTGCTGAAGTAATCCGCATGGCTTCGGCGCTGTTCGGCCCGAAGATCATGTTGCTGCTGGTATCGACAGTGAGCCAACCCTTTTCAGAACTAACAGCGTTGTTTACCCACTGGATGAAGCCGCCAACGGTATCACCCACGTTTTGGCGGATTGTCACCGCGCCGGTAGTAGCTGCGGCGTCTTGCATAAAGCGGCCACGCCCATACACGTCCAGTTTGCACCCGGGAGTTGCGCCAATCCCGACATTCCCACCAGCTTCATTTAACGTGAGTGGGTTTGCAGTGGCGGTGCCATCCGTGCGCTGAGACTGGAGCCAAGTACGGCCATCAGC